TTTCATATCTTCTACATTACGCACTGTTCAACCCAAATGTCAATATTGCTATCCTTGCGAATAAGGCGGCAACTGCTCGTGATTTACTATCACGTTTACAACTTGCATATGAACATCTTCCAAAGTGGTTACAACAAGGAGTAATGAGTTGGAACAAGGGTTCTTTGGAGTTAGAAAATGGTTCAAAAATATTGGCAAGTTCTACTAGTGCTTCTGCTGTTCGTGGTGGGTCTTACAACATTATTTTCCTTGATGAGTTTGCATATGTCCCAAGTAATGTTGCAGAACAATTTTTCAGTTCAGTCTACCCTACAATAAGTTCGGGTAAAACTACGAAGGTAATGATCGTTTCCACCCCGCATGGTATGAATATGTTCTATAAACTATGGGTGGATGCAGAGGAAGGTCGTAACACCTACATTCCTATCGATGTTCATTGGAGTGAAGTGCCGGGCCGTGATGACAAGTGGAAAGAAGAAACAATCAAGAACACTTCTCAGGCTCAGTTTAACACAGAGTTTGAATGCGAGTTCCTTGGTTCTATTGATACACTGATTGCACCCCATAAACTTAAACAGTTAACATATCGATCACCGAAACAGTCTAGTGGCGGTCTAGACGTTCATATTCCACCACAAGCAGATCACACATACCTTCTCACTGCTGATGTTTCACGGGGAACATCAAACGATTACTCAGCATTTGTGGTTGTGGATGTGACTGAAATACCGTATCGGGTAGTTGCAAAATACCGTGACAATGAGATCAAACCTCTCATATTCCCATCTAAAATCTATGACACTGCACGGGCATACAATCAAGCATTTGTGTTGATTGAGGTCAATGACATAGGAGAACAGGTTGCTAACGCTATGCAGTTTGACTTGGAGTACGACAACCTTATTATGGCTAGTATGCGTGGGCGGGCGGGACAAGTCCTTGGTGGGGGGTTCAGCGGTGGTAAAGCGCAGTTGGGGGTAAGAACCACAAAGGCAACAAAGAAGATTGGTTGTTCAAATCTTAAACAGTTGGTTGAGGACAATAAACTTATTATTGAGGACTACGAATGTATTAATGAGTTGTCAACCTTTATTGTTAAGGGTTCATCTTTTGAGGCTGATGATGGGTGTAATGATGACCTTGTTGCATGTCTCTTTATCTTTGCATGGGTCACAGACCAACAGTATTTCAAAGAATTAACTAATAATGATATCCGTAGAACAATGATGTCTGAACAACAAGACGCTTTAGAACAGGATATGGCACCCTTTGGTTTCATAGTAAATGGACTTGAAGATGAGAATATTGGAGAAATGGTAGATGAGTATGGAACCCGTTGGTCGCCCTTTGTAAGAGACAGTTCTGGAAGTTGGTAATATCCTAAATAAATTCGATTAAGTCATGATGTTTTTTGATGTAGCAGTTGTAACATAGAATAACAGATTGATCGATCAAATGGAAGACTTCTTTGCGACTAGCATCACTTGTTCCAACTCTCTTGGATACTTTGCGTATCTCTGCATCATGAGGCCAAAATTTGAGACAGACATGTTCTGCCTCACCACAGTGAACACATGATTTTTCTGTGAGAAATTCGTTTAGAAGAAATACTCGCTTCTGATAATTTCTTCGTGAAACCTTCTTGATGGTATCTTTGTATTTTTCATAATGATCATTCATAATTCTATTTATATGATATAACACTTATAAAATTGAGTTATGTAAAAGAGGTTTTTTATAAATATCTGTATAACAAATAACTCTCTTTAAGTTAGGAGTAAAGACATGGGATTTTTAGTTTCACCCGGCGTTCACGTTAGGGAAATCGATCTTACAAATGTTGTTCCTTCTGTATCTACGTCTATTGGCGCAATTGCCGGGCCTTTTCAAAAGGGGCCAGTAAGTGCAGTTACCGCCATTAGTTCGGAAGAACAGCTGTTACAGACATTCGGTAAGCCAAATAGTTCAAATTTTGAGTGGTGGTTCACTGCTGCAAACTTCTTGCAGTATGGTGATGCACTCAGGGTGGTTCGCGCAGAATCATCCATTCTAAACGCTGGTGCAAACAGTGGTATCCTCATTCGTGACGATGACCATTATGAAGCTAGTTTCTCAACAGGACAAGGTTCTCACGGTGAGTGGGCTGCTCGTACCGCTGGTACTCATGGTAACTCACTTGGTGTTGATATCTGTCCAAGTCCAGCAGCATTTAGTCAGCAACTAGGAACACTTAACTTAGTAGATGGCGCTGGTGCAATTGGTGATCTGTCTATTACAGTAGATGATCAAAATGCAACATCCGCAACAATTGCGATTGGGGATATTATTAAATTTTATGCTAACAATACTATTACCGCTATTTCAAATGGTGCGATTACTGTTGCTACAAAAAATCTTGTGGTTGATGGTAACTCTGGTACAGCTGCGGTTGGACAACGTGTTGTTGGTGCAGGCATCTCTGATGGTGACGAAGTGGTTAAGATTGTTACAGTTACAGACCAACAGAACCTTATTCTTGACAAAGCAATAACGGTTGCAAATGATGTAGTTCTTTCTTTAATGACAAATGTTGCAGTAGAAAGTGGTAATATAGAATACGAAGTCACATCAGTTTCGGGTCAAGATTTGACTATTCGGGTTCTTGATGATCCTAGTGGTGCCGGACTTCAGACAATTATTCCTGATAACTCATACATTCGCCGTCGTTGGCGTTTCAGTGATCTATTTGACAGTGCCCCCGGTACATCAGATTGGTCAATCGCAAATGCTCGTGGCGAATTAGATGAATTGCATGTTGCAGTTTATGATAAAACTGGTGACATTACAGGTTATGATGTTGATGTTAAGGGACAACGCACATCTTCAGTTATTGAAGTTTGGCCAAGTATGTCTAAGAACTCAGCTGCAAAGACAACTCAGGGTGGTGGTAACTACTACCCAGATGTTATCTTCCGTGGTTCCGGTTTCATTTACTGGACAGATCATATTTCTGGTGGTACTAACTGGGGTACAGATATTGCCACAGGTACGGACTACACAGTGGTGGCCGGTGTTAATAGTGATACTCTGACAGGTGGAACGGATGATTACTCTGTTACTGCTGGTGAAATAGAACTTGCTTATGACAAGTTTGCTGACACAGAAAATCTTGACATCAACCTAATTATGGGTGGTCCAAGTTCTGGTGTTGCAGACACAGAAGCGGGTCAAGATACTTTAGTAACAATGATCACAGACCTTTGTGAATTGCGTAGGGATTGTGTTGGTTTCGTATCTCCTTATCGTGGTGCAACAGTTGGTGTTACATCATCCATTACTCAAACAGAAAATGTTAAGAATGCATTTGACAAATGTCCATCGTCTTCATACATGGTATTCGATAGTGGATACAAGTACATGTATGACAAATACAACGATGTGTATCGGTTTGTTCCTTTGAATGGTGATACTGCGGGTCTTTGTGCAAATACAGATGCTGTTGCAGACCCTTGGTTTTCACCAGCGGGTTACAATCGTGGTGGTGTTCGTGGTGCAGTTAAACTTTCATACAACCCAATGAAAGCAGATCGTGACATTCTCTATAAGGCTCGGATTAACCCAGTGGTTGATTTCCCCGGGCAGGGTGTTACACTCTTTGGTGATAAGACTGCTCTTTCCAAACCAAGTGCATTTGACCGCATTAACGTGCGTCGTCTGTTCCTTGTACTTGAAAAAGCAATCGCCACTGCTTCTAAGTTCCAACTCTTTGAATTCAATGATGAATTTACAAGGGCGCAGTTCCGTAATCTTGTAGAACCCTTCTTGCGGGATGTGCAGGGTCGTAGAGGTATTTTCGACTTTAGGGTAATTTGTGATACAACTAATAATACTGGTGAGGTCATTGACCGTAACGAGTTTATTGGTGACATCTACATTAAACCAGCAAGGTCAATCAACTTTATTACACTAAACTTCATCGCCGTTCGAACTGGTGTTGCGTTTAGTGAGGTAGGAGGTTAATCATGGCAAATATAGATGACTTTAAAGCAAATCTAATCGGTGGTGGTGCAAGAGCCAACCAATTTAGGGTAACTATTACTCCACCATCAGGTATCGCAATCGGTCTTGATACTCGTAGAACTTCGTTTCTTGTAAAAGCTGCAGCATTACCAACCCGTGCTATCACTGAAATTCCTTTGAAATTCCGTGGTCGTACAATCTACATGGCGGGTGATGCAGCTGAACCAGAAGCTTGGGAAGTTACATTTCTTAATGACACTGACTTTATGATTAAGAATGCAATCGAAC